AACTTGTCGGAGCATCTCTTGCAGTTGTTGAAGTTCTTTTTCTAGAGTTTGAAGATTCGTCTCTACCATGAACCCTGTATGGATTCTCGCGATACATGGCGTCATCTCTCGATGCGCACGAACAACACGGGCAGTCAGAGTCACTAAAGCTTTTTCCATTAATGTATGATGTTGTCGCAAGATATTTTTAAATGATAGTATTATAAATGGACCTCAACGTGATTGTTCCCGTGCTTCTCTTCATTCTGCTGTCCCCTGGCGTTCTCTTGTCACTCCCTCCAGGCTCATCGCACCTCGTTCAGGTTGTCACACACGCAGCTGTCTTTGGTGTTGTCTACACCCTCTTGCGAATGGTGTTTCCTCAATATTATTAAAACGGACCTAAATCAAGTCAACGATAGACTGTAATGGAATCCTATTGTCCTTACAACTCTGCCAATCGCCCATTCACTGAACGTGATATACACAAACTCCTTCATAAACACGGTTTGCCACACTATCGAGCACAGAATGTGCGAGTGTTTCAGACTGCGATGGTCCACACAACCTATGTCCGACGAACGGACTACACAACTCCCGATGGAACGCCAGCACAACTTGCACCCTGTCCAAACGGTGTCATGCCACTTCAAGATGAATCGTATGAATGTTTAGAGTTCGAAGGTGATTCAGTATTGGGTGTCTGCGTGGCGACGTATCTTCGTAAGAAGTATCCTGAGAAGAAGCAGGGTTTCTTAACCGATGCCCGTAAGGTGTTGGTGAATAACGAATGTATTGGTCAGTTATCGAGACAAATCGGATTGGATAAGTTCTACGTGATCTCTCGTCACAATGAAGAGTCACCCGCCATTGCAGGGCGTAACAATACCAAAAAACTAGGGGATATCTTTGAAGCCTTTATCGGTGCATTGTGGACCGACTGTGGGAATCGGTTTCATATCGTGTATACCTTTGTAACCTCTGTGATGGAGGCATACCTAGACATTGAAGAAGTGATTCATGAGACGACAAACTATAAAGACTTGTTTCAGAAGCATTGTCAGCGTGAACTGAAGTTGACACCGACCTACGAGATGTTATCGAATGACCCAAAGAAGAATGAGATACGCGTTGCAGTGTGTGATGCGAATGGAAAGCACCTAGCTTATGGAAGTGGAAGCACACGCAAAAAGGCTGAACAGTTAGCCGCTAAACAAGCACTTACAGCAGTTTCTGCGTAGTCAAGCGTCCTTTGCGATAGCGTTTCATGGTGCGTCCTCGTGTCTGTAAGACCGATTTGGTGCAAATCCCAATCGCTGCAGATTCTTTATTCGATCCCTTGCGAGCCTTGACTGTTTTTCGCACGCTCTTCACACACTTATCAAACTTGGAGGAGATACGCGTTTTCATTACTTATCGTCTAGAGTTTCTTCGAGTTCCACCTCGTCTAGGACCGAGCTTTGCAAGTACTGCAATGTCTTGAACTTTCTTTCGTAACTCATCCACTTCTTGATCACAGGCTGCAATGTCTTTACGAAGTTCGGCCACTTCTTGATTTGGAGCAGATTGACTGACGTACATGGACTTGGGGATTGACGCAACAGGTGGAACCACAGGAGGTGGAACCACGGGAACTGACTTGCGTTTCTTCGACTTAACCTTTCGTGTCCTTTTTGGCTTAACTGCAACCACAGGCGCAACCACGGGCGGTGGAACCACTGCGGGTGGAACCACTGGAGCAACCATGGGTGAAATCGCAGGAGGTGGGGGTGGAACCACGGGTGCAACCACAGGAGGTGGAACCACCTTCCGAGTCCTCTTGGGTTTCGAATTCACCTTTCGAGTCCTTTTGGCTTTGACCGGTGGAGGAGGTAACACAGCGGGTGGAATCACAGAAGTCGATACGAACGCAAGAGGAATGATTTCACGCAGACGCACAGAGAAGTCTCCGTCTTTCTGTGCTACAATACGAACAAATGCAGACAAGAACTTGTCGACTGCATCTTTGGTGATAAGACTTTCATATTCAGAGGTTCCTATCAATGCCAAGGTATCCCAGGACCGAGTTAATACCATCTGTAGTTTATTTCTTCCAGGTTTCGTAGTTCGATTGATAAGTCCTTGGAAGTAACCGCTATTGTTGAGAATCGGTACAATGTAGCGATATTCAGCTCGATTCTTCAAGGCACTTGTGCGTTTGGCCCACTCCAAATAGTTGTTGAGCACTTTCTCGTTACGACTGTCAAAGGACCGTCCCCAATCGTGTGCAACCAACTTATTGTTCATCAACGCAATGTTTGCACCATGTAAGTCGGTGTGCATCAATCCATACTCATTCAGATAACTCATTGCAGTTGCGAGCAACATCATGTAGGTTGGAAACTTCACTTTGAAGTCAGGAGTGACCTGAAGTCTGAAAAAATCCTTTCCCTGTTTGGGCGTGATCAGATTCACAAGTTTTCCACTCGCAAGGTCTTTGACTTTACAGGATTGTTGTTCGTCTTCAGGTTTGAATTTAGGCGTACATGAATCCGTTGCAAAGTTCACATAGTCTCGAATGGATGGAAAGACTGGTTCGACGTCTTGTATCACTTTTTGAAGAAATGCTTGCTTCTCGCGTTCACCCGAATTAGCCGACACAATGCGTGAGACTTTGTTTTCGACGTCGATGGATGGGTTCGGAGGGTCACAACTCACCGGAGGGTCGTAGACACAGGTATCTGCACCATTGGCAAGAAACTTGCCACCATACATTGTCTTTATGGAAGAGTTTGTTGCGCGGACGCTGAAGTAGAATTTATCCTCCGAGAATATAAACATAATGGGTGGCGGTCTTCTTCAACTCGTTGCTTATGGTGCACAAGATGCGTATATCACTGGAAATCCTCATATTACCTTTTGGAAGGTGTTGTTCAAGCGTCATACCAACTTTGCGATTGAAGCGTTCCGCGTCAACTTCACAGGTATGCCCACCTACGGACAACGTGTCGTAGCAGTTGTCAATCGTAACGCAGACCTTATCTGGAAGACCTATGTTGAGGTCTCATTGCCTGCAACCGACGCGTCTGCAGCTGTACGCTGGACGGGAGGTGCACAACGCCGTCTCGGATATCTGCTTCTCAAGAAAATTGAGGTAGAGATTGGCGGTCAGATCATCGATACACATTACGGTGAGTGGCTCTACTTGTGGGAGACCTTGACCGCAGACTTTGACACCGCCGTCAAGTTGGACAACATGGTCGGAGGTCTCTACAGCAGTGCAGATACTTCAGCCGTGACATGCCAGGGTCGCCCCAATGTACTGTATGTGCCTCTCCAGTTCTGGTTCAACCGTAACCCAGGTCTTGCACTTCCATTGATTGCACTCCAATACCACGAGGTGCGATTCAACATTACACTCGAGGATACCATCAACCTCGTCGAAGGTGCAGGTGCAACAGGCACTCAACTCGCCGCAGCCGCAGCCGCCCTCCCTGCATTGTCTGACATGGCACTCTACATTGACTATGTCTATTTGGATGTCGAGGAGCGCCGACGATTTGCCCAGGCAAGCCATGAGTATTTGATTGAGCAACTTCAGTTCTCAGGAGAGCAAACGATTACAACCTCTTCTGGACGCATTGACTTGACCTTGAATCACCCAGTCAAGGAACTCATCTGGGTCTTCCAAGATGCACGTAAGACGGATTGCTCTCTCCCAGGAGGTGCTGCTGCCTTTACTCGCCCGTTCAGTTATGATGATATCGTCAACCGTGCTCGTATCCAACTCAACGGTCAGGACCGATTCGATGAGCGATTTGGTGACTACTTCTGGAAGGTTCAACCCTACCAACACCACACGGGCGGTGGATTTACTCGATTAATCGACCAGCTCGCAGTCGTTCCAGTTGCAGCTCCTAACCCAATCAACGTGTATTCCTTCGCGATTAGTCCCGAGGAGCATCAACCATCCGGTAGTTGCAACTTTTCTCGCATTGATACCGCCACCTTGGTGTATGACAGCAGGATTGGTGTTGCAGGTTCATACCCCAGCAAGAGTTACCCCTATAACTTCCGCATGTATGCCGTCAACTACAATATCTTCCGTATCATGAGTGGCATGGGTGGACTGGCTTACAGCAACTAAATGTCGTAATAGTATATGACACATTGGGGATACCATCTGATTTTGAACGGCCGCAACTGCATTCCTGCCTCGATTCGCTCTGCACAACACATTGGCGTATTCACCTCTACACTTGTGAACCAAATCGATATGGTTCCTTACGGAAAACCTGAGATCGTGATGTTCGGAACCGGCAATAAGAAGGGATTTACATTGGTTCAGTTGATTGAGACCTCCAACATTTGCGCACACTTTGTTGAGGAAACCGATGACATCTATCTCGATGTCTTTTCATGCAAACCTTTCGATGAAAAAGTCGTCAAAAAGGTCGTGGATAACTTCTTCTCACCTGCCACAATGGATACCAAACTCATTCTGCGCGATGCTTCAACTCGTATGCAATAAATCACACCTTTACATAAATGGGCATTCCACGCGTGTATTGGTATGTTCTTTTGATTGTGATGCTTGAAACCTTGGCTATGAGCTGCTTCAAACGTAGTATCGACAACTCAGCCTTCTTTGCAGTCGGTGTGTTGTTCTATGCAGCCGTTGGATATATGTTACGATTGACGATGAATACGTCTGGAATGGCGATGACCAACGCATTGTGGTCTGGAATGTCCGTGATGGCTACAACCACGGTAGGTATCTTGCTCTTCAAAGAAAGCATTCATTTCCACGACTTACTTGCGATTGCACTCATTGTGAGCGGTGTGATGATTTTGAAGGTAACTGACTAAGATAGACTGCAGTATTCGGAGAACACTTTCCAATCCCCAATGTTTGTTGCATCATGACTGGAGCAGGACCTGAGGTGCACTGTACGTGATCATAGCCTAAGGAATGACCCATCTCATGGCTGACCATGTATTGCCGATAACGTTCCAAGGGTAACTTGGAAGGTGCTGAACCATGTATCCATCGATCTGCGTTGAGCCAAATCTCGTTTCCACCTAAGGTTGCACATGATAAACTATCAGGCAATCCGCATGTCTTTTTGATTGTAGCAGGAGATGATAAGCGAATGGTCTTTCCCTTTCCAACCACAAACGTATGCAGTTGTGCCCATCCTTCTGGATCGGCTAAATAGATTGCAACTTCGTCCGCGAACTTACGTGGGTCGTAGTTGACGTCCGAATCGACTGAGGTCGTGTATCGAATCAGTCCCATTATGTAAAAAACAGGAAACTCTTTACATGAAGTAGTTGGGGTCCAACTGAATGGCAAGGTTCTCAAGAATCAACTGCGCGAACAAGGGAGAGATCTGGCTTTGTCGAACGATTTCAACACGGACCTTATTTTCATGTGTGACACGAAAGACCACTTGTTTCTGGGGGTTGATGCGAGCAAAGACGGTTATGAGGTCATTTTCAATCCGACCTTGATAATGGTCTCCCAAATCCATATCTTGAATCATATCATCGACTGCGTTTTGGAGGCTATACATTGTGAATACAGGGAAAAACGACGTAGGGGTCGAGTTCCGTTTTGAAGACTTACCAACATTCTCGGTCGAAGAGAACACGGCATTCGATGTTGCAGAAGTTGGCATCGCATGGGAATGAGCAGTAGCAGCACTTGGCTCGTGTATTGTTTCTTCGGACTTGGTATCCGCGCACGAGTGCTTGAATCTTCTTGACTGCAGTGTTTCTGCGAGCCTTGTAAGCCAGAACGTACTTCCAGATGGAGATAGTCATTGCACGTTCTGCACACTGCTTTACAATCGGTTTCAACGTCTTTCGCCAGACGGCCTGAGCTTGTGCAAGTTCCTTGGCTTCCTTGTTTGCCTTCTCTGCCCAGAAGGCTTTCACTTTCTCACTATTGCGAAGTTTCGCGTCCAGTGCAAGCCAGTCTTCGATGCAGTCGCCGTATTTCCATGGCTCTGCAACCATGTCGCAGTATAGCTCATACTCGACATCTACTTTCTTATGTTGAACTTCAACCGGTGTCGGCTGTGTAAAGTTCAACACAATGTCTCCCCATGAGCGAGAGTCTGTATCCCAGTTAATGACGGCGGGATGCCCTAAGCCTGTGATTTTCTCCACAGACAGATTGTCTCCCCTGGACACCCCTCGAGGCACCACAGAGTTCACCCTTTTACGTGAGTCGACTCCAACACGGATATTTGCGGGTATCAGCCGGTATATGGTCTTCTTAGCCATGGAGACCTACTTTCCTGACCAAAACGAATCCGTTTTTGAAAGTTGTCCTTCGTAGTTTGCTCTTGTCCGAAAAAAACTGGGGGTCGGTCCGATTTTTTTGACTTCCCTTCAGTTTGCTCTTTCCAACTTTTCAAAACGGATTCATTTTGGTCAGACATACTAACCTCCCCCTCCCAAGTATACACCATGTCTATCAAGCAACTCATCATCTCAGCCATCATCAAAGTCTCCGAGGAGAACCCTCTCCTCAATCACGAAGATCCACAGACCGCCATCGAATCTCGTGACCAGTTCATCCAACTCCTCATGAATGAACTATTCCCCGAAGCCGAACTCGAAACCACTCACATTACCGTTCCAGTTGTTCCTGTAGAAGCACCTGCACCCGCAGAAGTGCCTACACCCACCAAGAAGCGTGGACCCATGACCGAAGAAGCCAAAGCCGCAATGAAGGCTAAGAAAGCAGCCAATGCAGCAAAGAAGGCTGAAGCTCCAGTCGAAGCACCTGTCGTCGTGGAAGCACCTGCGACTACGGAAGCAACTACACCCACCAAGAAGCGTGGACCCATGACCGAAGAAGCCAAAGCCGCAATGAAGGCTAAGAAGGCTGCCAATGCCGCTGCCAAGGCTGAAGCACCTGCGCCCGTGGCTACGGAAGTGCCTGCGCCCGTGGCTACGGAAGTGCCTGCGCCCGTGGAAGCTCCTACCAAGGAGAAGAAGCCCAGAACCAAGAAGCCTGTAGTTCCCGAGAACGCTAACCTCCCCAAGATCGACCCAACCTGGCGCAAGCACCTCAAAGCCGCAGACAAGGAGCACGCAAAGGAACTCGAACCACAGCTGCTCGAGTATGTCAACCGTCTCACCAACGAAGACTTCCACGCCAAGACCACAGAAGCTCACGTAGCCGACTTCGTAGCCTCACGCTCGGATGGCAAGGTTGAAGCTGAGTTGGAGGTCGTAGACTTCGAAGGCAAGACGTATCTCGTCAACCCCGAGACCAAACGAGTCTACGAAGGTGAAGGTATGTATGACGAAGCGACTCAGCAGTGGACGAACTACAAGCCAGTCGGATATGTAGGCATGGCCGCCTTTACCGAGATGAAGATGGAGTAACTTCACTCACCCCCCCTTTTTTTACGTGCAGTTACTCGTACTGTAACACTTTGGATCGACCGTTTGTGTAATGACATCGGGTGCCTCAGGGGACATAAACTCTCCCAACGCACGTTCTTGATTAGGTAAGGCACGACTATCCCGAGCACCTTGAGCACCCAGAACTTCGGTGTATTGCCGGAGAAGTGAGGTATAGGCCCCTGCACCGTCTTGTTTACGAACGACACGAGGAATCACGGTTGTAAACGACAATGTATAGACAGACGTACCTAAGTTATCTTTAAGAATAATCTGAACTGACTCTTGTCCTATTTGGACTGAAGTTCCTGTGATTTGATTGGTCAATGGATCAAATGTTAATCCAGCAGGTAAATCTGCAGCTTCGACGAAGAAATACACGATTCCTGTACCGGTTGCAGACAGTTGAATCGGAGTAATCGGAATGTATTGATAGTTAAGGAAAGAAGTAGTTGTAGGACTTGTAAGCACTGGACCCGTTCCAGATGCAATATTGAATGTCAAGTTAATGTTGATAGGTGGATCTCCAGTGTAAAATAGTGTAGGAGGTGTCATTCCAATGAATCGAGTACTAGAGTTAACCGGAAACCCTGTCGTCTCACTCATATCGACTGCAAACCATCCATTGGCAAGTGAAGAAGAAGCATCGTGTCGATAGATTTTACAGAAGTTACCTTCATTGACTCCATCAAGTGAAGCATTGACAAATACGTTCCAATAGTTTCCATCAAATCCCATTGAACCAATGCGAAGAGGAGGCATCACATTGATAATGTAGAAGTCATTGGTTGGGAACAATGCAGACGAACATAGATCTACAGTTGCCCAGTTGCTTCCATTGGTTGAAAATCGGAGTTGTGGAGCAAAGTACGTCATCGGTCCAGAAGTTGTAGCTTGAACACCGGTTGCAAGCCATGACGCGTTGCCATACACTACATCATATGCATACATGTTAAATCCTCCAGTCGCTACATCCCACGTCGCTCCAGAATCAGTTGAATATTTTATAGTGTTTGTAGCTCCTGAAAAGGAAGACACACCTGTAGCTTGATCGATAGTTCGATATGCGTCTGAACCTGTGGCAATCCAGATGGATGAGTTATCTAAACTAAAAGCTGAACATTCTTTCACAAATCCACCGGATACATCACCTCTCCAACTCGCTCCTTGATCAAAGGATCGAGTCATTGTAGGTCCACCTCCAAACTCAAGACCTCCTGCTATTAAGATTCCAGAGTTATCAGAACTGTATTTTAGAGCAAGTCCTCCTTGCAAGTATGGATTGAAAGCGTTTGACCCATCGTCTCGTGTGCGTATGATCTGTCCAGTGCTACTCCCAATCGTTGAACCGTATCCCCAAGTAAGACCGTCATCCTCGGATGAAAACATAAATGCAGTTCCGTTGAAATCAAAACTTCCACGACGACCACCTGCACGCCACTTAGTTGTTCCAGTAATGTTTGCAACGGATGAAACCACACTTGGATTTGTCTCATCAGCTCGATTGAATGAGATATCTGTGAAGTTAAGGATTGCATTCGAAGCTCGGAGAACACCTCCGTCTGGAACATACTGAGGTCCAAACGCGTCCGTTCCTGCACCATTCACTGCTGCTAAAATCACATTCGTTGAAAAATCATTGTCTTGTATACTTTTGACGCGAATCTCTGAAATTCCAGTTCCGATTCTAACGGGTAGTTTTTCAAATGAAGCAATACTTTTAGGGGTTGTTGCAAACAATGTACTAAAATATTGTTCTCCCGTTGAGCCGCTATTCGTTGCATAAACATTGAAGAGCATTTTTCGATCAAGCACAGGGTCGGCTGTAAACGTTGTTGAAAGAGATGGTCTTGCACCTCCTGCTTGTGCATTGATTGTAAAGTTACATAAGGAAGGAAGGATTGTATCGGGAGGTACACCTGTCGTCCATGTTCCAGATAAGATTCCCGTCGTAGACGCAACGGTTAGTCCATAGGTAGGAGTCAATGATAAATCATAGTTTGAGACTGTTAATCCACTATAAGAGACTGCATCAATATCGATTGAACCGACTGGATCGCCTGCGGTATAGGTATAACTGACTTGAGGAACTCTAAAAACCACTGCGTCTGGGATTACAGAATAACTGAAATCTCGAGTTCCAGATGAAAATCCAGTCGTAGCATTGATTATTACGTTACCCGATGTATCTCCTAGCGGTGTTCCATAAACAACTCCTGCAGGGTTGATCGTCAATCCAGATGGAAATCCGGATTGTGAAAAATCAATCACATTTCGTCCACTCAACGTAGCAACTTGAATCTGAAAGGGTGTGATTGCACGGTTTTGGATAAACCCTAATGAAGACGCGGAGACATCTGCGAATGTAAATACATCGTCTAGAATGGAGAACTTAACCGTTTTAGTTGCAGTAACGCTCGTGCCTACCGCAGTGGCTGTAACTACTAAATCCGTGAGAGGTGTCACTGCACTAGGAATACCTGTTAATAGTCCATTTGAATCCAAGGACAATCCAGTTCCACTAAACGCAGGGGCTGAGAATGAAACTGCACGTCCCGAAGCTGCAGCAGCAGTAAAGCGGATATTCGATGGGTAATACCCTGTTTTTTCCAAATCAACCGGTCTGGATAGAATAAAACTATAACACAAGTCCGTTCCAACTGGACTTGAGAATGTTACACTATCGTTGGAGATAGTAATCGGAGTGCTATAGTCTTGTGTCACTCCATTCAAGTTGGTTGCACGAATGGTATAGTTTGCAGAGCCAGCTACCGTAGGTGTTCCTGTAAGTCTTGCAAGGGATGAGGATGCATCAAAAACGAGTGTCAATCCAGTTGGTAAACTTGTTGAAGAAATATCAGTGATAGGCACATTGCTTGTGAAAAAGGTGCGTGCAGTAAAAAAGTTTGCACTTGAATCGACAGGCACATTTGTATATAAGATTGGGACTGTAGACAAATCAAACAAGACCGTTTCTCCAAACGAAAAAGTCAATGGTTGCGTCGTCTGCACGAGTGGGGATGGTAAAATACGAGACGCTTGAACTGAATAGATCAATCCATTCGATCCAGCTCCAGCTGCACGAAATGCATACGCTGCGTTTGATGTAGGTGTGCCTGATACAATGAATGTATAGGGAGGAGTAGTTGTTGTATATGGAGAGGATTGCACGTTTCCTAACCCATCCGAAACAACAATCCCATCGGGAAACGTTGGAAACGTATATTGAACAGTAGAAGTTCCAACGGGTGGACTGACTGTGATGACACGTGTTGTAATCGGTGTCCCAATCGTCATTCCTGAAATAATCGGCGAACCGGATAGATTTAGTTGAAGTCGTTCATTGCTAATCACCATATTGAACTTTGTAGTGACAATCCGACTGCCTCCATTTTGAACTCCGATGATTTGGTAGTTGCTATTCGGAACGGTGACCAAGGGAATACCGCTGATATCGTAGATGTTCGAGGCATTACTGACAAACGACAATCCAGGAGGTAAGAATGGAACCGAGGTGGGTTGTTTCAAGGTAAAGGAAGGAGCCACTAACCGAATCGGCGTGATAGGCTCGTTCTTGAAGAAGGTATATGCGTTATTGCTTAACGATGCACCTGAGCCATCCAAGAATCGACCAGCACCAATCGTCACCGTATTACTGGAGGTCAAAATAGTGGATCCACTCACAGATTGCAGCACAAAGTTTTCAGTCGTTCCTGGTGTTAGATTGTTGGACAAGTCTGTAACCGCAAAGGTGTAACTGTTATTCCCATTCTTAGTAAAATACAGTGGTGAAGGACTCGGACCAAATCCACCCGAGTTAGTGACTGTTTGCAAAGTATACGTTAAGTTTGGATTGGAAATCGTGTACGAAAACCCTTCGTATGCGAACACGCCAATCGCATTGTTTGAGAACGGCAATACCGTAGTCATTACTTATTCTTGGGAAGTAAAGCTTTAACTCTCTTCCGCTTGGGTTTCGGTGCTTCAACAACCGCAGTCTCAGGTGGAACGACTTTGAGTTCTTCAAACTTCTTCTGTGCCTCTTCAATCGGTAGGTCACGGTAGACCATATCGAGTTTCAATCTCAAAAGGTTGGAGTTGCTTTCCATACTCTTCACTACGAACATTTCGCACCGCAGAATACCATACTTGCGGTTCAAAGGGGATGCGCTTCTCTTCTTGGATTTCAGCTTGATGGGTAGTGTATTGAACCTTTAAAAAGTAAGCAAAGCCTGTCAACACCAAGCCCAACAACACAAGATTAAACGTCCATGAAGTTGCTTGTGCAAGTTCATCGCGTCGTTGAAGGAGACTGTTTTCAATCCGTCCCATGTCTGGGATGAGATGCTTCATTGCTGTACTGCGCGTCTAGAAACTCCAAGGTTTTCCGAACCCACGGGTCGGTGACACAGGGACAAATGCGAATACGAGTTGGATACACATAGACTTGACGAAGAATGGTATGGATTTCACGGCGTGACTTCCCAACGAGACAGATGTCCAAGACAGTCTCAGAATATCCCAATAAGTCCATTATGCACTAGATTGTAAACTCTGTGTATACGGGTTCTTCTTGAAGGCATCCAAGATCCCTGGGTTATTGCGTTGAATATTGATGTCTTCTTGCAAGGGCTCAAAGTATTTAACGGAACCCTGAAGGTCAGCGGTAGGTGCTTGTCCACCAAAGGTCATCAATGGAGACTCAAATCCACGAGAGTTCTTGAGGAGTGATTCATCACGGTGGGTCTGGACATTGTAGGATTGAGGTCCTGCAGCCAATGCAGCCGTTCCACCCGAAGGTCCTGCAGGTGTTGGGCGTCCCTCCACCGTCAATCTCATGAACTCCTGGTAGGGTTCTGTGAAAGCACGAATGTAAGACAAGTATCCACCGGCTGCAGATTGAGCAGGTGATTCGTATTCGACGGAGGTAGTTTCTCGATCTTGGACCTTCATCACTTGAGTAGGGTAAAGTGCAGACGCAACTTGTTGACCGACCGCAGTGTTCAAATATGGGAGTGAACCGTCTTTGCCTTCCAACACTTGGAAACGATCTGGATGATTTTTCTTGACAGGTGCTTGAAGACCCATGTCGGTAATAAAGTGTGAACCTGGAACAGGGTCTGCAGAATAGGTAAGCTTGGGCTTGTTTTCTACACGAAGTTCATCCGTGGTTCTGGGCAAGGCAAAGTCACGAATGGCATCCTGTTGGTAACCACCGGATGGAAGGTTGGTATATCCGTCATTCACACCTGGACCGACTTGAACCTGTTCAATCGGGAACACATTCTTGGTCGCAAGGGATGTGACCATACGAGACTGTTCGAAGTCCGTCTCCACCTGCTTACCCCAAGGCAAGCCAGTTGCAGGTTCAGGTTTGAAGAACGCACCTGCTTCCTCCTTATGGAAAAAAGTGTTCTTGCCAGTTCCCGTATACGTGTCGAGGATTCCATCGGTTGCACCGCTGTAGGTGGACTGAGTCACATTGGCTCCAAAGAAAGGCACCATGTTATTATGTCCCTCGGAGGACTGGACTACATTGACTACATCCGTCTGTTCAAAGTCGGCTGGACTAATAAAGGTTTCCTTTGGATTTCGCTTTTTAAGTTGTTGTTCTTGCATTTGCGCAATCTGCGGCGCAAGGCTATAACCCAGCGCAGCTAATCCGAGTAGAAGGGCAACTTCCATCTTTGTTGTAAGACGGGTGATTATTTAAAGAGAGTCTACGGAGTCTAGATAGCGGCGTGGCGCAGAGGAAGCGCGATGGGCTCATAACCCATAGGTCGGTTGATCGAAACAACCCGCCGCTATTTTGAGGGTCGTTTTGTATTCTCATTTCGTGTAGCTTGGTTTGTAACAAACGGCTCCACGGCATGAAG